GCGAATTTGACGCTTGCGGCACAAATTCCGATGGCGGCTCTCAAGGCTGCTCCGATCAAGTTGGCGGCTGCGAAGCCCGTTACCGTCACCGTTGGCACTGCCGCTCTGACTGCTGGCAAGATCAACGGCTATATTATCTGGATTGAAGGTGCATAATGGCTGGATCAATTTCTGGAATTGACTGGGTAAGCAAGCTGCCGGTTTCTGGCGTTTACACCGCTATCGAAGCTGATAACACAGCAGACAAAGCGGTAATCAATACCGGCATGGCAAACGCGACTGGCGCTATTGTGCAAATCGTGCGGGCTGGCGTGGTCGTTGGCGCGGATGCAAAGCCGAGCCTCGCCGCTGGCGTGTTGACCGTCGCAGACGGTTCGACTTATAAAGTCACCGCTGCCGACGTGATCAACTGGATCGTATTCTAAGGCAGGAGCTGAACGATGGCACGCGCGGCAATGGCAAGCATTATCACACTGGTACGGGGGTTGATAAACGACCCAGTTGGTTCGTCTCAACAGTACACGGACGAGGCGATAGAGGATCAACTTGACCTTGCGCGCGAGTACCATCACATAAGCGCGCTGACTGCGCTGCCTGAGCCGGCAGGTACTCAGCTTAAATTCAAATCCGAGCACCGGTACTGGGAAAGTGACGTTACGCTTTCAGATCCTGCTGGCACTGTCCTTACGCCTGCAAGCTCAGACCCCATCAGCGGTTATTTTGTCTTTGGAAGCACGCAGAGCGCGGTTTACGCGACCGGCTTCACCTATGACGTTTATGCCGCAGCCGCGGAGTTGCTGACCTTGTGGGCAGGCAGAATTGAGCAGGACGTGCTGAAATTTAGCGCGGACGGAAGCAGTTATGAGTTCAGCGGTGTTCGGGATGCAAAGCTGCGCCTGGCAGCGCAGTACAGGGCGCGTTCAAGTACGTTTGGTATGATGAGCGCGACAATGGTGAGAGATGACCACTACACTAATTAGCGCGGACGCGCTGGAAGCCATGCAAGCCGCGCAGAACAGCAACCTTCCTGAGACCGCGTACATTCAAAGCCTTGCGGTGACGAATGGAGCGGACGGACAAACGGAAGCCTGGACAACCTACGCGACCGTAAACGCGCGGCTGGGAGAACCGAAAGGCGAACTTGAGAAGCAGGTGGCGTCAAGCATTCTGGTTGGAAAGGTGAACGTGATCACGCTGCCTGTTGGGACAGCGCTGGCAGATACGGATCAGATCCAAATTGGCGGTGTAAACTACCGCGTACATTGGACAAACAAAAACAAATCGCACGCAACGGCGCTGCGAGTCATAGTTACGGAGGCATAAGATGGAGTGGAACGAAGTTGTAAACGGAATCCCATTAATTTTTGTAGTTATGGGTCTGGTTGAGCTTGCGAAGGTATTCGGAGCAAGTGGAAAGCTCCTGACCGGTATCAGCGTTGGCATCGGGCTTGCGCTGGGTATGCTGTACCAAATCAGTCTGGGCGTGCCGGTTGACTTTGCCGGCTGGTTCGGCGCGGCTGTGTATGGGTTGGCGTTAGGCATCACGGCAAGCGGCGTGTACAGCGCGATTCGCAACGCAGCGAACCCTGGTCAGGGGTAAGCCGTGAGCGGCGAACAGCTTGCGGTGATATTCGCTGCTTTATTCGGGGGCGGCGGTTTAGGCGCGGTTATTGTAAACGCCATTGCCAATCGCAAGCGGGTAAGCGCGGAGACCGAGAAGATCAAGGCGGACTGCCTTGCGTCGCTGTCGGGCGCATATGAAACGCGGCTGGACGCGCTAACGAAACGCGCTGTGCAACTCGAGGAAAAAGTAGACCAACTGGAAACGCAAGTTAGCGGTCTGCGTACCTTGCTGTCAGACAGGGAGGCAACTATCTTGAATTTACAGCAGGAAAACGCAGATTTACAGAGCCAACTGGATAAGATGTCGGCGGCGGTGAAAGGTCGCGATAAGCGCATCCGCGAGCTTGAACGCCAGGTGGCTGAACTTACTGAACGCCTGAACGCCATGAACGGAAAGGGTGAAAGTACCGCAGATGGTTGAGGTTACGTTCCGCACCACTATCAAATATGATCGCATTCCCGAAATAACGGCGCGCTTCCCGGGCGCAGTACGTGCGGCAGTGGCTAAGGCGGCTTATGAAATAGAGGCTGACGCTAAGTTTCTCTGCCCGGTGAAAACAGGCGCACTGTGGGGCAGCATTAAGACGCAGGTTGAAGGAACGAGCGCGAAGGTTACGGCAAGCATGGAGTATGCCGGATATGTGGAGTTTGGGACGTACAAGATGGCGCCGCGCGCTTTTATGCGCCCGGCGGCTGATGTGAATGAGCCAAAGTTTTATGCGGCGATGGACGCGCTGGCGGCGAACTTATGAGCAACGCCGCCAGCTGGATTTACACGACGTTGACGACCGATACCACATTGGCGGCCTTAATTGGAACGCGCGTCTACCGCGACCAGGCACCCAAGAAGGCAACTTACCCGTTTGTAGTGATTTCGCAGATTGACGCCGTTCCGGTGAAAAACGCGTTCGCAGACATTCTCATGGACGGCGAACGCTGGCAGATAAACGCCGTAGATGACGGCAAACTGTACACGACAGTAAACAGCATCGCGGCAAGAATACGGACATTGCTGCATAAGACGCGCGGGAGCAACGTGGTAAGCAGCGTACTTGAGGCGGAGTTTACGCGGTCTGAAACAGATAGCGCGGGAAATATGTACAAGTCAATTATTATGGACTTTCGGGTCCACACACAGTAGGAGCAAACATGGCAATACCAGCAAGTGTTTATCAGGGCATTCAGATTGGGGTTGAGACCACAGCGGGAACTGCGGTGGCTGCCAATAAGAAGCTGCTTTCGGTCACAATGAAGCCAAGCCCGCAAGCGGAGACAAAGCCGTTTGAGGCAATGGGCAATAAATACGCGAGCTTTGTCACGCTGAACAAAGAGTGGACGAGCATTGCGATTGACGGGTCGCCG